TTCAATAGCCAAACAATACTCACCAATTGCACCAGCTGTTCCTACAACATACTTGGTTTCCAATAGTTCGCTAATTGCGTGATTAATACGCTGTTTTTCTTCAACTGGGCTTAAATTCTCAGAGAGGAGGGCATGTTTAACCACTTCTCCCCAAGTATTATATCCCATTACATTCATATCCCAGTTTGCCCAGCTTTTCGGTTGAGTAAATGGGTCATATGGGTTGTCTTTAGTAGTGAGGATTATTTGACGGGAATTAACGTCGTCTAATCCACCCACTAATATCTCGTCTGTATTTTCCATAAACTTTTCCTTTTAAACTAAAGCAGCTTCTGAAATTATGTTTGCAACTGAGCCTGTTGAAACTCCAACAATTTCAGCGATTTGTTCGTAACTGAAATTCTTCTTGTTGTAATAAGATTTAATCTTCTCAATCTGTGCATCGGTGATTCTGCTAGATTTAGGAAGGGCCAACTTAACATAGTTGTTCTTATCAGCATTCTGTAACAACTTATCAAGAGTGGATGGGTGTATTGCACCAGCATTCACAGCTTCCCATTGTTTCTCAGTAAACTGTATTCTATCCTTATTAGCACCACAAGAATTACGTGCATCAGAAACACACTGACCTCTTAGCTTACGCTTAGCTTCACCATCAAGTTCACTACCATGGTCATTAAGTATTGCATTGTATGTGCTGGTAGCAAGTAACTGGGCCTGCCTTTCCCTTGCCTTGTTCTTAGCCGCTTTAAGATATGCCTGCTTAAGTTCATCAACTTCAGTAGCATACTTCTTAGCCGCTTCTTTATTGTATTCAATAGGCTTGGTGACAAGGTATTCCTTACGAGCCTGGTTGGCCAGGGACTTACAGTGGTTAGCATAGGTGGCATAAGCACGCTCTATCTCAGTAAGCTTCTCTGGTTCAGCAACCAACTTGAAAGCATCGTCAACGAGATTCATCTTCTTAATGTTCTCGGTACGGTCTACCTCTTTATAGTTCCACTTAGTCTTGCCAGACCCTGCGTCATAATAGTAAGAGCCGTCAGCTTTCTGCTTAATCTCCCCAGTCCAAGTAGCCTGCACCTTGTTTCCATTCTCATCCTTTAAGTATCTATTACTTCCAGGTATGCGTACGAATTCAGGAGTTGCCTTGGCTTCCGTTGTTTTCTGAGGATCTTTGTATATCTTCTCACCTGTAACAGGGTCGATGCTATCCTTACCAGCTTTCCATATAGCACGTGCTTTCATCTGAGATGGAGATGATGCAAGAGTAATGAGTGTTGAAGCACCGGACTCTTTCACCTTACCTGTCTCAACATCAACATGCCTCTGATATTTCTTCTTAAGTTCAGCAATAGCAAAGTCCTGTTCTGCTTGCTTGTAGTTGAGCTTATGTTTCTTGGCATCGATAACAACCATTGAATACATATCTGCTCTACACAACTCATCTGGTGATGCATCTTTAATACGCATGTCCTGAATAAGGTTAGAGATGATTCCCATTTCCTTACCCTTTGCTGACTCAGTCTTAAAGTACGGATAAGTTGGATCTCCCTTCTTATTTACCATTGAACTGAATCTAGGATTGCCTGTACCATACTCACCAGTAGGATCGAAGTCACATATCTTAACCATCTTATAACCACCATAATCGTCAGTCTTTACCTTACCAACAAGTGATGGCATGTTGTATATCTCTGTAGCTTTCTCGAACTCTCCTGTAGACTTGTTCTTACGAGTCATAGGAATAACGATACATGTATCTCCATCCGAATCAGCGCCAGAAAGTACACCATGGTTATGATGATTGATACCGATAGCATCAGCACCATCACCGAATAATGCTTTAGCTTCTTTATTATTGTTGTTTACTTTAAGAATAGGAATTTCCCATTTACCCTGATGAGGAAAACGAGCAAGAGCAACGGTTGTACCGTTATCAAGACCAGGACAGTAACATTCACCATCCTTAAGAGAAGGGACAGGTAAGAGTACACGAGTCTTCTGTCCACCTATAGGAGCAGCTTTAAGATTAGCAGCAGCCGCATCGAGCTGGTCACCGTAATCTATAAGCAATGAACGCTTAACTGTAGGGTTATTAAGAGATTCAATCTCTTTAAGATTATCCTCGTATATCTTAGCCTGAAGTGATAACTGCTTCTTAACTACAGATAATGGTAAGTCAGATGCGAACTGAGCTGGTAGATTCTTACTCCACTGCCCCCAACGTCCTTCGATATGTGCATCCTGTATGTTAGCACCTACGAAGTTTATTGCTGATACTACCTGATTACCATTCTTATCTAAGATAGGATTACCGAATCTATCTCTCATGACTGTCTGAGCGTTAACAACCGATGAACCAAACATATTCTTTGCTGGTGTACCATCTGCGTTAAGCTCAAGTTTCTTAAGAGCCTTATCAACTCCACCTGCGCGTGGCTTATTAGAGTTAACTAAGATATCGTTTGAGATGTCTTCTGAATATGCCGCCATACCTTTGATATAACGATTACCTTCAACAGCAATTCGTATCTGAGCATAACGTGCATTACCAAGTGATAAGTCAGGTGAATCAGCCTGTAGATTACCGTTCTCATCACGGTGTGCTTTGATTAAGATAAGACCATCACGCTCAGTACCACCATCTTCATCATACTTGATGTCGATACGACTAAGAGATATCTGTGGTGTTTCTGCACAGCCATGTTTGGCTAATGAATTAGATACATCATTGTCGTGGTCTTTCATTGAATCTTCAACTTCAGTGATGGCCTTGATGCGTTCTGGTTCTTTGAAGAGTCGTGATACATCTTCGCCAGGCTTAGCAAGAGCAATAACTGTAGTTTCGAAGTTTGGGTTGGACATGCTCTTGAAGTTTAACTTCTGCATAACATATCCTTCATTTTGAAGTGACTCTATAGCAGTATTGAGAACGCCTGTTGAACAACCAAGATGGTCTGCTACATCTGATGTTACATCAATAATACCTTTTGAGTCTGCTTCGGCTCGCAGTCTATCAGCGATATCAACGAACTTTGTAAGTTTACCCTGTTCTATTGTGTTTCGAATAGAACGGATAGATGACTCACCTTTCTCACCCATAAGCTTAGCTATTTTGGTGTCTGTATAGCCTTTACCTGTATCTGGATCAATATGAGTATCATACCAACATATTTCTTCGTATTTATCACGCTTCATATTGGCTCCAGCGTAACGTAAAGCTGTCTGAAGTTTACCGGGTGCGCCTGCTTTTGGTGTACCGTCTTCATTGTATTCAATCTGACCGTACTTGTTGGTTTTATAATAACCAAGCTGATAAGCAATCTCCGAATCGGTAATACCTGGTGTTGCTGCTCTGAGTTTATCTACTCTGGAGACTAAATCCCAATCATGCTGATGTGGACGGTTTCCCGAGCCAAATGCATATCTACCAGAACCTCTTCCAGGTGGATCTTCATCATGAGCTTTACCCTCATGAGCTATGAAGTCTTCATATTGTAGTAATTCCTGTAAGTCCATTTTGATTACACTCCTCCATATACGCTCTCAACATATTTTGTTAACGTTACAGCTCTATCCATGATTGGTAAGATATCTGAAGCTGTTGGATACCATGTCTGAACATCTCCATACTGATAAATAGACAGTGTTACGTTACAATCTGCTGGCTTGAGATGATATTCCAGGAAGAAATACGCTGCATACTCGATAAGCTGATCTACTGATGTAGGACCTTCCCCAGTCTTTAAGTCATGAATGCGTAACTCATGCTTAACTGGGTTATAACGAATAGCATCCGCAGTACCATATGAAATCGGATAGTTATAAACGATAGGTACTTCTGGTGTCATATCGAAACCAATAGCATCTTTAACGTAAAGAATAAGCGTGTCTAAGTATTCATCAGGCTGAATCAATGCTCTTGGTATGTGAGCCTGATAAAGAGTGTCGAATATAAGCGCTCTTGTACCTGCTTTTGTGATTGGCTGTTTCTCTTCAATAAGACGAGCCGCTAAAGCATGTAATTCAGTCCCAATCGCCGCTTTGTATTTTGAACGAATAAGTTTGAATATCTGCTCTTCGGTTAACTTATCTCTTGAAAGCAACTTCTTAGATGGTGCAAAGAACGCATGCTGACCTTCCTGAATCTCAGGATGTCTATTGAAGATAAACTCTTTCATTTTGAAAAAACCTCCTGAAGTTCAGATAAAACTTGGTCTATATTTTCTGGAAAAACGAAAGAAGCATACGACCAATCTTTAAACTTTTTTACATAAAAATCTTGGTTTGGTCTGTGTGATGCTTTCTCACTTTTCTTGACTTCCAGCATTGCGTAATGGTCTTTATAAAAGATAACTAAGTCAGGCATCCCAGCATGATACTGAGCGTCCTGCTTCATTATTTCGCAACCCGGAAATATCATTTTGATTTTGTCAATGAGTTTCTTTTGGAACTCTGATTCTTTCATCGAAATTCCTTTCTCTTAACAAAAAAGAGAAGCTAAGTCTAAAAAGACATAACTTCTCTCTCTATTAAGGGGATAAAAATATATGCGGAAATATGGGACATTATGTCACGTTTGGGGTCTCCTTGGGTTCGAAACCTATTTTGAAGCCACAACGGTCCGCAATGAGTAAAACTTCATCGTAAGAGAATCTTCCCCGAGATAACTTCTTACGAAAGGTGTCGTCTTCCGCTCCGATTGTAGAAGCGGCTATGTGAGTTGTAATATTGCCATTTTGAATTAGCACTTTTACTAATCCAGAGGTGTATCTACCAGTTGCAAAATACTCTTCTATTGATGTCATTCGATTCTCCCCAATGTTAAAAAGAAAACTAAATAAAAACTTTTTAGAAAAAAATAATTTTATTTAAAAACTTTTTATTTTATTATTTTTTATTTTAAAAAGTTTTTTTCATTAAAGTTTTTCTTCTGCCCTAATGCCTTTTGAATCGCCAAATCTATAGGTGCATAACTGGTGAAGTAATAATAGTAAAGCATTTTGAATGGTGTGTTCGAACGGTCAATTCTACCTGCTGCCTGTATCATTGTTTTATAAGAATAATTCAATGAAAAGAAGACTATTGTATCTGTAGTAATACAGTTCCATCCTTCTGCTGCTGCCGTGTATTGACATAGATAAGCCCAGGACTCTGTAGTTGGTAGAGGATCATGAGATTCACCATTCCATCCTGAGTAAGGGATATTCCATTTTGAAAGTGTTTGTTGAAGTAAATGAAGTTCTGTTGAGAAATTGTAGAATATGATTACTCTTGGATGCTCGTCCAATACTTTATGAAGTTCAGCGATTCTACTAAGGTCTTCATTAACCGAACGCCTTAGTAAATAGCATAATTTACCAGTTTCTTGGATAGGTTGTTCATCATATGGGTCCCACCTATCCTTCCATATTTGTTTATATGTATCTTTATTATACTTACAAGGTATTTTGAAGTTCTTTTTCTCAATAATAATCTGTCTTCCAAGCTTAACAATCATCTCTTTACGATAGAGCATTAGTCTTGACTCATTAACATAATGATCAATGACCGGAAACTTCATATAAGGCTTGAAAACAACATGATTTAAATTGAATTGACTACGGTTTTTATAGTAACCATTGGCCAAAAATAAAGGGACTAAATCATTCCACGTATCTCCTGGGGTGGCAGTAAGAAGTATCCAATGATTATTCTTAGCTATTTTGATAAACGTCTTAGCCCATGTTCCCCTACCTACGGCTCTCTGTTCATCAAATATAAAAATAGCATTTTGAATTGATTCATACTTCTTAATGTTGTTCCAGCTATCTACAGTGGTGTGTTCAATCATATCAAGAAATGGAAGGAGCTCCATTTCCCACTCCTTAGAATCTCTCTTCTTAGCAGTGGTAATAATGAAGACATCCTTCCACTTTGGAGGATATGCGAACTTACCCTTATCATTGATTTTGATTTGTCCTTTTAAGACCTTCAAATACACATAGGCAAGAGATGTTCTACTCTTACCTGAACCAACGCCACCTACTAGAACACATCCGTTATGCATTCGTTCAATAGCGTCGATTTGTGATGGGTAAAGTTGTAAATTAGCCATTATTTTGATAAACGACTCCTTACAAATAACCTCTTCAACTCAATTTGAGTGATGTACTCATAAGGAACGTCGATGATATGTTCTGGCTTCTTACGATTTGCGACTGGTAAATTCTTATCCCAGTTCATATCAACTTCCCACCAGTTTCCATCAGTATCTTCGATTAACTTAACCTTTTCAGGTTTTACATCGGAATGAAACAGCTTGGATTTCTTCCATTGACTTGTATAGAGGCAGTTCTCATTACAAGGATGTTTACACTGACCATTCCTCTGACAGATATAAAACGTCACTTCAACACCTCCAGAAGATAAGCAATTGTTGAACCGGTTGGAGCTAATATCCACGGTATTACGAATATACCGTAAATCAACATCGGTACTGAGATAAACATCAATATTCCGCCAATAATCCAATATGGATAGTATTCCTCATCTTCAAATATGTTATCGTAAGGATCACGGTATATATACTCCGGACTATTATGGTGTTCCAAAGCGTAATTAACTTTCTTTCCAAATTCCTCATCAATCTTCTTGTTGCGCTCCTTACATTTGTCAACCCCAGCCATCAAAATCCTATAGCCGATATAAAGTAGTATTACACCGATCAACATCCAAACAAGATGATGAGCCATCTTGTATTTTGAAAGCTCAGTTATAACAAACTGAGAAGCAACACCCAGTTTCTGAGCAAGAGTATCGATAATCTTAGTTAATTCTTCATTCATTTTGATTTACCTCCTTATTTACCTTTTGAAGCTATTTCACCCGCACATGCGGCATAACCTGCAATGTCAACATAATTATCACTCTTCTTAAGATGAGGAGCTGTTGTGTTACGTGCTATTTTGAATAACACCATCATGTCAGCCACATCAGAAGATGTTAACTCACGATGCTTAATACCTGAGAGATAATCATTCCAGTAATCGGCAATCATTTTGAAATTGTCTTCTGGTTCACCATATTGATGGTTTCTATCAGAACATACAGCCAATCTCGCATCTTCCAAAACCATGGAACGAGTTGTTTCCTGAACCGGCTTTATTGGCGGTAAAATAACGGCCGCTCTCTCCTCGTTGATGCATTCATTCTTAGTCTGATTAAGAGCTGTAACTGTTCTGTTATCCATAACTTCATCATAAGCTGCTATGATAGCCTCACCATGTATTGTGTGTCGCTGAGTTTCATTTGAACCACCTAAAAGAATAGGATATATTCCAAGTAACTGGCACTGATCATTAAGAACGTTTGATTTCTTAAAGCCGGTCTCGATAGATACCACGATTTTGTTATGATATCCGCATCCGTATAATGCAAGATGTCGACCTAACTCATACATCGAAGTAGACTGTGTAGCATTAGCGCAGAAATAAAATGAAACAATATCTGCTTCATTGAGATTATCGAAATCCCATATCTGCTTTTGGTCAAAGCTAAGAATTTTTGACTCATCACCTCTTGGATTAAGGATAACCAGATTCTCTAAGCGAAGGTTATGTAATTTAAGATAATTTATTACATCCTCCTGCCAGTTATCACAATCACTAATACCACCAGCAAGAAATACTGCAATATCTCCATCTTTTCTTTCATACTTCTCAGGATAAGTAACCACTCTCATATAAACATTATCTCCCCATAATTAATAATTTTCATGAAGCCACCAGAATAAAATCATCACAAATAAAACTACTGCTGGCCATAACAATAAATATTCCATTTTTACTTCCTAACTAAATAAAAACCCGAACTCTCTAATGAGAGCCGGGCATCAACCATTTTGAATTACTGAAAAGGAATCTCATCCTCAGGTATTGTTGGCTCAAGGTCATCCATCTCAGCCTGCATCAAGAACTTCTCCCTAATAGAATTCAAATGAGGCTTAACGATGGCCGAGTCAAGATAGAATGCAGGAGCATCATATTTGAAGCTGATATTGATAATCATTTTGGCCGACTCGATGTTCATACCATCAAGCTTTGCATATGATGTTACCGGAAGCTCATTCATCTTTCCTGCTGTGTTCTCCATATAGATAACAGGTGGTGTCTTTGCTGTGAGCGTATTAACATTAACCTTGAAGTAGTGGATAGGTGGCTCACCCTCTTCAGGATTTCCGCCCCACTCACCGATATTGGTTCCGATAGACATGAAATAATCCATATACTCATCCGGAATACGAATGTTGAAGTTACGCTTACCTTCATCGTTTACAACACGACCAGCCCACTTACCTGACTTACCGACACGCTTCTCGCCTGCAAAGTTTCTGAATACTGAACCGAGGATATCCTCGTTAACCATCTCAGTAATCTCTAATGATCTATCACTTGTTGAAATCTTCATTTTGAATTCTCCTTATTTGTTAATTAAATGGGACACCATCAGCCATGCTATTGTCTGGGTAGTCCATGAAATCGTTCATAGTGGGATTACGGTCCGCAGTATTACCCACGAACCAATCGTAATCACCAAAGCTCTTAAGTACATCAATCGCGTCATTACATTTTGAAATGTAGTACGACCTATCGATAAAGTCTTCGAGATGACCAGCTTCTACAGCTTCTGTCTCAAGCCACATGTAACCCTTTGTTCCTGTAGCAGCATACCGCTTACCGTCCTTAACTCTATAAAGATTTCCACCTCTTTCGAGCATAGGAGTAAACTGACCTACTCTACCAACGAAGCAGTCCTTTTCATTTTGAGTATCTGCATCGAATACAAGATGGAGAGAACCTTCCTTAACGTTGATAATTTCAGCCATATCATCAAGAGTTATCTCTTCATGAGTAAAGAGTGACTTGTAGATATATGGAACCTTAAAGTATTCACCAGTTGCTTCCCAACGCTGAATTGTAGGATCTGCTAATACGTCAGGGTCATCTATATCATAGTGACCGATAAACTGCGCATTATCCTTAAGACAGAGTCTATCCCAAGTATGCTCAACTTCATATGTATAACCATACTTCTTACCAAAGTCATCAACGAACTGAAGAATCTCATCAGTAGGGTTAGCGATTTTGATTGAATCGGTCTTGATATGAATAACCTTAAAACCTCTAGCTGTGACTTCATCATAAAGAGTCTTCATAACTAGAGCGCCTCTAAGAGCTACTATATTGTTTACATTACGTGGGTCCTTAGCCTCGAAATAGTCAGAAGGACTTGAGGTCATACCGTAGAAAGAGTTAAGAATCAGCTTAAGTGCATTAGCCAGAGCCTTTGCAGCCTTCTTATCCTCAAGATATGGAGCCAGAACACCGCCAAACATATGTTTAACAGCTTCAAAGTCTCCATGCTTGATAGCAATACGTGCATTCATTATGTCTACATATCGCTGTGTCTGCTCGTCATCGAAGAGATTAAGAGCCTTAATAGAATGTGGATGCATTGATGCGACGTCCTTTGTTACAGCACGCCCATACATACCCGGATTAGCTATTACAAGACCACCACGGCCAACATCCACGCCGCGATACATATTATGTAAAGAACCATCAGGGAAACGTACCCAGTGATAACCAGGAAAGTGATTAATGTTATTAGGAACAACGCCAGTCCAATCATCGCCAAGAGCAATATAATCATCATAATCCATCGCCTCCAACGTAAATGGAACACCATCCCCATACTGCTTACCAGTTGTAAAGTCTGTGTAAACAAGTCTGAGACGGTCTGCATTACCTCTAACAAACTTGGTAGATAACTTGTTAGTTGTATCAATAACTTTACCGCCAGCTAACTTAGCCAGCATCTCACGTGCTAAGAAGTCTGCCTGCATTGATTTCTCGTTAAATACTTTCTCAAGCGCAATAACATCATTGTCGCAGTACTCAGACCATCGTTCGATATCCTTATCAGCAACAGGCCAATCCCATGGTCTATTCCATTCCAGATGTCTATACTTCAGTCTGATTTCCCACTTCTTCAGTGAGATACGATTATCATTGGTTGCATATTCAAACGGGTCTGCATATATCGCACTGTAAGCCTGAACAAACCTAGCATTTTTATCTTTAAGGTTAATCATGGCATAACTCAAACGATAGAGTTCTTCGCATGTATATCCCTGTGACCTAGCCCAAAGCATATGCGCATCATATCCACGACCATTGTAAGCAATGATACGGAACTTAAAGAGTTCTTCACATTCTGCTGGTGATGGGTCTATGAGACGCATTACGGGCTTATCTTCACCTGGGAACTTGTAGTTAACCAGGAAATGTGCTGGAGTTCCAGGAGTAATATCTGGTGGTAACTCAACACCCATTTTGATTGCCTGGTCATATGATGGTGACACCTCTATATCCAAGAAGATAATTGGTGCTGTCTCATAATCCCATGTATCATCAACTTCCTTCTCTTCTACATCCTTAGAACAGAGATGTAGTTTCTCAGCAACTTCCATACAATAGCGTGCTGAGTTTGAAGAGTTGCTTGCAAATCCAAAGATATCCTGTTCGAAGTCTCTAACATCATATGTTGCTCCAGAGTCATACCATTTGTCTAATTCAGACTTAAGGAAATTGACTTCTGGTTTGGTGTAACCATGATGCTTCTTTTCCAGACAGGCTTTAATGAATGACTTCAACTTAACAGTGTTTTTGAAGCCCTGCCAATCTATCACTTTATCGCCTCCTTTTTTCTCACGCAATGGCAAGCCAGTAGACAATGTAGCTATGGCTAGTGCATTACAAATCGTTAACTTTCTTCTTAACGACGAACCTCCATTAAACACCTTAACCTCAACGTTATCCCCGTAGATGCGTGATAACTCCTGAGGATCTCCTCCGGTGTAAATATAATGAAGATGGATACCCTGTCCTGATTTTGAAACCTCAGCATAAGTCGGTGGGAACTTACGTGCCATTTCGAGGTTCTTCTCAAGTGATTTTGAACCATCTGCGTTCTTGATATCCAAGTCAATTACGATAAGGTTAATAGGAACCTTAACGTAATGTATTTTGGATGTATCAAGACCACCTAAGAATGTCTTACAATTGTTCCAAGAATACTTAAGTGGATGGTCTGGGTCATCTTGCTCATATTGAGCTAGACAGGTTGCATACTGCTTATCAAAAAGAGAAGGTTGAGTAGTCATTTTGAGCCAGTCATCTTCAGACTCTACAACTTCCTCTTCCTTCTCTTCTTTTTCAGGCTTAAGCCCAATACGTTCAGGCTTAAAACCAGAGAATTTATTGTCTTCATATTTCTCGAAATATAATTTAAGAGTATCCCTAAACTTATATCTTACGAGAATATTTTTGAAGTTTGATTCCTCGGCATATGTACAATAAATCTTATATGCATTTGCTAAGGAGATTC